ACCGCGAAGTTAAATGCACAGTTTAATTATCCGGTGCCAAGTGGGTTTGGTCCGATAATTCCAGCGCAGCAATGGAACGTCAACGACGACAATATTCTGAATCTGTTAACGGCCTCAGTTGGCAATGCACCGACTGTGCAGATCGTGCCGGTCGGTTCAACGACGCCAGTCACAGTTAATCAGGGACAACTGACACAGATGATTGCCAGCGCTTACACGCCGCGCATCGGACTAAAGAACGCCTATAACACCATCACGACGAACCTTGCCGCATGTGCGACTATCGCTGCGGTGCAGGCATTCGACATAACCGCAGGGTGGCCGGCTTGACCGAAGTCGCGCTCGAATGGCGATCAGATTTCCAGCTTGCCGCGAATGGCGATCTCGCCCTTTGCGACAGCGATGTGGAAACGCGTCAACGGTTGGAACGTCGGCTGTTTACGCCGCAAAAAGGCTATGTCTGGCATCCTGATTACGGTGCGGGATTGCCGCAGCGCATTGGCTCGCCGTATACGCAGAATCAGATCACGGCGATTGTAACGTCCCAGATTTATCAGGAAGCATCGGTCGCGCCATTTCCGCCAGCGCAGATCGGCATCGACATTAGTCCGAACCAACGCGATCTGGTTGGCATCAACATCAAATACTGGGACGCGCAAACCGGCGTTGCCGTTTCATTCATCATCAGCGTTTAAGGTAATTCATGCCAACACTGCCAACGCAATCGTTCTCGACGATTGTGCAGAACACGGCGGCTGGCATCCAGGGCCGCGCCAATCAGCTTTTGAATTTCTCGATTGGCTCGGTGTTCCGCGCCATTGCCGAGGGATTCGCCGGTATCTTTTTGTGGTTTCAGGCGCTCGTTCTGCAACTGTTGACCGCAATCAGATTGAACACCTCGACTGGGATCGACGTCGATACGTTCACCGCAGATTTCATGCCGTTAGTGGCGGGCACGACGTCGCCACGCCTCGGCGCGCAAGCCGCCAGCGGCCAGGTCGTGTTTTCGCGGTTGACGGCATCGCCATCGCAGATAGCGATTGCAGTCGGTGCAACGGTAAAAACGGTGGACGGTTCGCAAACTTATGCGGTGGTCGGCGACCCAACCTATCCGACTTACAATTCGTTTTTTCAGGGCTATTACTTGCAGCCCAATTTCGCGTCGATCATCGTGCCGGTTCAAGCGCTCGTGCCAGGAGCGGGTGGCAATGTCGGTGCCGGAACGATCACGCAAATAACCTCGACCGTCATCGGCATTGATCAAGTCAACAATCCTGCCGCGTTCACTAACGGTGCTGATCAGGAAAGTGACGCTGCGCTTAAGCAACGTTTTGCCGCTTACATTCTCGGATTATCACGCGGCGATCTGTACGGCGTTACGGCGGCAATCGAGGGAATCGGCGTCAATGTCCAGTTCACGGTCACCGAGGATTACAACCTCGACGGTTCGTGGCATCCTGGTTATTTCTTTGTCGTCGCTGATGACGGCTCGGGCGCACCGTCGCCGACATTTCTGCAAAACGTTGCCAATGCTGTGAACGCGGTGCGACCGCTCGGCACGATGGCTGGCGTATTCTCGCCGACGATCATTTGGGCAAACGTCTCGATGATCATCCAGACCGCGCCGACGTTCGACCATCCAACCGTCGTCGGCGTGGTTGCGGCCACGGTAGCGCAAAACATCAATGGGCTGGGATTGGGTAATTCGCTGCCGTGGTCGCAACTTGCGGCATGGGCCTATTCGGTGCCCGGCGTGGTCGCTGTCACTGCGGTCCTGCTTAACAGTCAATCTGGCGATCTGGCATCACTGTCGGCGTCGATCACGTCAGACGACGGCTATCTGCAAATCCCCTACGCCACGATCAAGGCGCAGCAAGTTCTGGTCAGCTAATGGCGACTGGCGACTCAAACGACATCTTGACCCGCGTCAAGATGTTGATCCCGTTCCGCTGGTTCTCATGGGTTGCGCCATTGCGTGACGCCATTCTTGGCGGGCTGAGCGATAGCGGCGCGTGGTGCTATTCGTGGATCGTTTACACTAAACAGCAATCGCGCATCGCCACATCAACCGGCCCGTTTCTCGATCTGATCAGCTACGATTTTCTCGGTCGCCATTTACGGCGCGGCCAGATGACCGACGATCAGTTTCGCCTGCGGATCATGGCAACGATCCTGCAAGAGCGCGTCACCCGCAATGGCATGAACTATGCCATTAACCAACTGACCGGCGGCAATCCGTGGATATTTGAGCCGTGGAATACCGGCGACGCCGGTTCGTTGTCTGGCCCGACTGTCGCGCAAGCATCGCCGGGTTTCGTGTGGGGTGATGTCAACGGTCTTGGCGGTGTTGGCGGTTGGGGTTCGACTGATCTGCCAGCGCAAACTTACATGGTCGTGACGCGCACCGCGTTTTCCGGCGTGCCGCTTGTCAATGGTTGGAGCAGCACCGGACATCTTAGCGGCGCTGGCGGTTGGATCGGACCAGTTGCGCCGCCGTTTCAAAATGTCGGGATCATCGAATTATTCGGCGCGAACGTTCAACAGGTCGGCGTCACTGATGACATGATTTACGACACGATCAATACCACACGTCCGACCGGCTCAATCGCTTGGACAAGGATTCAATAAATGGATCGCTCGATAGTTTACACGGCATCCCTGCCGCGCACGGTGGACTTTCTCAACACCAACAAGTTCGCCATGATGGGGTTGGGCTATGCGATGAAAGGCTGTCTTGGCTACACCGGCATGGTGCCAGCACCGCCTTACGTCGAGGGCATGTCATGCACACCGACAACGCCAACCGCCGATCTCAATGTCCACGTTAATGTCGGCTCGATCTACAATGTCGATCCGGTTGACGCGACAGCGTATGGCGATCTCGGCACCGACGCCTCGCACAACATACTCAAGCAAGGCATCTTGAATGATCCGGTAACGCTGGCGATCACTCCGCCGAGCAATCCCGGTTATAGTCAAGTCTATCTGGTGCAGGCGGCATTGCAGGACATTGACGCTGGCTCGACCGTGCTGCCGTACTACAACGCCGGTAATCCGGCGCAGCCGTTCAGCGGTCCAGGCAATAACGGTACGTCACAGAACACCACACGCACGGTCAAATGCGCTGTCGCGCTAAAAGCCGGTGTTGCTGCACCGACTGGAACGCAAATTGCGCCATCGCAAGACGTCGGCTATGCGCCGATGTTTCTGGTTACAGTTGCCAATGGGCAGACACAGATCACTGGCGCGAACATTGCGCAAGCTCCCTCGGCTCCATTTTTTCCAACGCTGCCAAGCATACCGGTACATATACAAAACGGTGACTGGATCAGCGCCGACGATACTGGCTCGACCAACGCTGTCGTGATCTCACCGCTTCCGGCCGTGACTGGCTTGCAGAAATATCAAAAATTCCGTTTCAAGGTAAAAAACACCAACACTGGCCCATCGAACTTCACTGTTAGCGGTCTGACCGGCGCGATCTATATCGGTGGTCAAGCACCGGCTGCGCTGCCAGCGAACGCGTTGCTGGCGAACACGATCACTGAGGTGATCTGCGATGGCATCAATTTTGAATTAATCTCGCAACAAGTCACGATCAACAACAATAGTTACACGACTGGTGGTCCGACTGCGGGCTTGGTCAACGTGCAAGCGTTCACAGCGAGCGGTACCTATACGCCAACCGCTGGTGCGACCAAGGCGGTAATCTACTGCACGGCAGGCGGTGGTTCGGGATCGTCAGTGTGTTCTGGCGGCGCTGGCGGCGGTGCGGGCGGCACGGCAGTCAACTTGATTTCGCTATCTGGTATTTCGTCACTGCCGGTAACGATTGGTGCGGGCGGTGCGGCCACGCCGAGCGGTCGCGCGGCTGGATCGAACGGCAGCGATAGTTATGTGGGTTCGGCAGGCAGCTATAAAGCCTATGCGGTCGCCGGTCAGGGCGCGCAGATGCTTAACGGCGGCACGCCCGGCGTTTCAGCGCGTGGCGGTCGTGGCGGCGTGCCGACAGTCGGCTTGTTGCTGGTCACTGGCGGTGACGGTGATAACGGCGATAACTCGGACAACAGCTACAACGGCACTGGCGGCGCGTCATTCTGGGGCGGTGGCGGTGTCGGCGGTTTGCAGAACAACACGCCATCGCCAGCGGCACGATGCTTCGGTGCGGGCTCAGGCGGTTCGGATGACGGCGGCTGCGGCGTCGGCATGTCTGGCGTCGTCATAATCATGGAGTTCTAACAATGGTAAAGCGGCTGGCGCTGGTCAAAGACAACATGGTGCAGCAAGTCGTCTTGGTTGAGGACAATCAGGTCGATGCTTTCGAGGCACCCGAGGGTCACGAAAAAATTCTCAACGAAGAGGTGTCGGTCGGCGATAGCTATGACGGCAGCAATTTTCATTGGCCGGTGCCGGATCAGGGTTCACTGATCATGCACGCTCGCCGTCGCTACGGCGATCACGGTTATATCCGGCATAAAGTCGGCGATACCGTGCTCGTCGTTGATATGTTGCAGCGCTATACGTTCGATAGTTTGGCCGAGCGCGCCAAGCGCGATCCATCATTCACCACCAGATGGGTGATGTGGCAGTTTATTCCCGCGGTCGTGGTGCCTCTCAATGCGCAACAGATTATCGCATTCCACGACAAGATGGTTGATCACGATTGCCATCGACAGCACGCGTTTGCTGAGATCATCGACGCGATCCACGACGGCAGAATCACGACGCATGTTCAAGTGGACAATCCACATTTCGTCGGCGTGCAAAGATGGCCGCACCGGTTCTATGAGGATCCCACCTCGTGACCAATCTTGGTTCGATCCCGCAGATACCGGCTGGCACGGCCTTTATCCTGGCCGCTGGCGCGAGCTGGCTCGACGCGTTCTATGTGCAACAGCCGGGATATCCGGCAGCACCGCTGCCGTTTCTCGGCACGGTCACCAACAATTCGCCGGTCGTCGCGCTTAACTCGGTGGCGGGCATCACAGCCGGTTGTCTGGTGCAGGGCTATGGCATTCCGCTTGGCGCGCAAGTCATCAACGTCGTCGGTAGCCCGACCAATACCATCACGCTCAATCAAAGCTGCTTTGTTCCAGTTACCGCGACCAACGTGCCGATTCAGATTTGGGGGCCGCCGCTCGACCTGACCGGCATTTCATTCGCATCGACGGTGCGCGAGAATTTAACTTCGGCAACCGTATTGTTGGCCGCCAATACCGGGAACGGGCTGATGATCAACGGCGGTGGCAATGGTTCGTTTGGCTGGCAAGTCAGTCCGCCGTATCTGCCGCATTGGCCGTTCGGCGTGACCCAGGTCGGCGGGCTCGGTGCCGTGGTTGACATTCAAGCCAGCGACGCCAGCGGGCAGATCAACGACCTCACGGGCGTGTCTGGGCCGCTTCCAATTACGGTCGTGCTGGCCGCGCCGCCCGCGCCAGCCATGACGTTCCAGACCCCCATGATCACGGTAGGGCCGTAGGCCATGACCATCAATTACCCTATTCTGCCGGGCACGCTGTTTCCCTGTGGGCCCCCGGGTACACCGGGCATCCAAGGGCCTCAGGGCATCACTGGTTCGCTTGGACCGACCGGGCCGGTAGGACCGCCCCCTTGGACAAGACCGCTCCCTTGGGCTCCTAGCACGTCCTATACGGTCGGCCCGCCAGCCTCGGCGGTCGTTGCCAATGGCATTTTGTACGTCTGTATCGTTTCCCATGTCAGCAGCGGCAGTTTCGATGGCACCAAGTGGCAAGCCG